ATCGGTGTGTTCGTGGCTGGCCTGGCGTGCGACTTCGACGGAGCCGCCGGCCTGGCGGCCCAGGGTACGATCCTGAACGGTCGCCCGGCGGCCGTGGCGGATCCGGCTGCCGTGACCGCCACCACCCCGGCGGCTCTGGACACGGAGATCACCGTCGGTGTCGTCGACGGAACCACCGCGGGCAACCTGGCGATCTCGTCGGACGTCGATTTCCAGATCGGCGGCCAGATGTACGAGAAGGCCGAGACCGACGACCTGTGGGACCTGTCGGCCGAGGTCGACACCGCGGCCGACAAGTACAGGGCCTACCGCCTGTACCTGGACGCCAGCGGCACGGCCACCTTCGAGGCGAGCACCGCGGACGCGGCGAGCGCCGTGCTGGCTCTGGCGGCCCTGCCCGACGAGTCGGCGACGAAGTGCCCGATCGCGATCTTCGTGGCCGGTCTGTCGACCGACTTCGACGACGTCGGCGGCCTGGCGGCCCAGGGCTCCCTCTACGACGGCCGCTACTCCGCGGTCGCCGACCCGGCGGCCCTGACCGCCGCGGCGATCACCTCGGTCGCCGTCTAGCAACCCCAGACAGCGGCGGCCCTCTTCGCGGGGGGTCGCCGCTGGGGTGACCAATGGCCTTGACCGACGACCAGAAGTCGAAGATCCGGCACTACCTCGGGTACCCGGACGTCAACCGCCGGCAGCACACCCACCTGGAATCCGCCTTCGACGCGCTGAGCGCCGAGGGGGAGACCCGGATCGGCGAGATGCTGGTGAGGCTCGCGGCGCTCGATACCGACCTTGACGGCTCATGGGATCGCCAGAAGGTGATCAAGGCCGAGGAGGTCACGCTCGCCGGCTTCGATGAGGTGCGCGCGCTCCGCTCTGAGGGCGTCCGCATCTGTCACCAGCTCGGCAACGTGATGGACGTCGAGCCGCGCTGGACCCCGTTCCACGCGGGCTCCGGCGGCGGCGTGGCGCGAAGGGGCTGACGATGGCCAAGCGGAAGACGAAGACGCCCGAGCAGCAGCCACAGCCCGAGAAGGAAGAGGCGCCGGTGCCCGAGATGGAGCCGGAAGCGGCCCCAGAGCCCGAGCCGGAGCCGGACGCCGTGATCGCGAAGCAGACCTGCCGCGTGACGATCGAGGGCAACCGGGACATTCGCCTCTACCGCGGCGACGTCTTTCGGCTACCGATGGCCCGGATCCTCTGGCGAGATGCCCGCGCGTTCGTGGACCGCTGGCCCCAGGTTGAGCGATGACCCTGCGCGACGATCTGATCCCGGTCGTCGACGAAACGCGCCAGCTGATCGACGATCTGGGGCTCCGGCTCTACACGGTCAAGACGAGGCGGCGCACCTGGGACGGCGGCGCACCTGGGGCGGGTAGCTCGTCGGACGTCGACGTCACGCTCGACCCGAGGCCGAAGGTCAAGGAGCCCTCCCCGCGCATGGTCGCGGCGGCCCCGGGCACCTACGAGACCGGCGATCGGGTGGTTCACAGGATCTCGGCCGACTACACGAAGGCCCAGCTCGACGGCGGCGCCATCGCCGACGACGAGGAGTGGCACGTCCTGATCGACGGCTACCCCTACCGCGTGGTGTCCACGCTTGAGAAGGCGTTCGAGTGGCGGATCCACTGCCGACGCCTCACGGGGCGGTAGGGTGCCGAGCTACAACATCGACGCCGGCGGCCTGCGCGAAGACCTGCGCCGGGCTCTGAAGGGCTTCGAGGAGGCAGTAATCGACGCGGCCGTCGAGACCGTCGCCCGGGGCGAGGGCCTCGCCGTCGCGAAGACGAACAAGCTCGACGCCGTCGATCAGGGCGTCTACAAGAACTCCTGGAAGCATCGGCGGATCGTCGACGGCGGCGAGCTGCGGAACGACACGCCCTATGCTGCGGTGATCGAGTGGGGCAGGCGACCGAATCGCCCGGGCCCGCCCTTCGATCCGATCTTCGAGTGGGTGCAGAGGAAGCTCGTCGGACGCGGCGAGGTCGCTCCCGAGGACGCCGAAGCGACGGCGTCGATGATCGCGGCGCACATCCACCACCACGGCACCAAGCCCCGGTTTATCCTGCGGGACACCTTCCTTGTGATGCGGAAGCGGTTCCCGAAGGAGATCCGGCGCCAGCTCAAGCGACGGCGCCGCGCACAGCAGGCCCGAGCCCGGAAGTTGAACTAGCGTGGCCACTGTCGACCCCACGGACGCCATGATCGACGCCCTCGTCGCCTACCTGGCGACGACGCTCGGCAGCGGCTACACCGTCCGTGCGGGCTGGCCGGAGCACGGGAAGCGGCTCGACCTGTCCGAGCCCCTGATCGCGGTCACGGCGGGCGCCCCTGACGACGAGGAGCGGTCGCCAGAGGCGATCCGGCACACCGACGAGGGCGACGGGACGACGACGAGCCTGTACGCCTACGGGCGGCGAGGGATCGACGTCCAGGTCGACCTGTGGGCGGCCTACCGAGCGGTCCGAGCGACGGCCGGCGTCGCGGTGCTGAAGGCGTTCAACGGCCCCAAGTTCCCGCACGTCGCGGGGCTCAACTTGGAGTTGACGACCTACCACAGCGTGCGGGCGACCTACGACCTGACTCCCGGCGGGGGCAGGGACGACAACCCGGACGGCGCCGCGCTCGGCGAGTGGCGGCAGACCTTCGCACTCCGCGCGGAGTGCGAGCTGGTCGACGAGAAGATCGAACCGACGGTGGCCGAACTGGTCGCCCAAATGGACGTAGACGACGGCGAGGACTGGGAGATCTCCGAGGAGATCCCCGTCACCCCCTAGCATCTGAGGAGCCCCGCATATGGGCAGCCTGATTAGCAAGATCTCGAGCCTGGCGAGCGTCGGTTACGGGATCAACATCTTCGAGCAGTCCCCCCCGCAGAACATCTCGGGCGCGAAGACGAACGTCGCCGGCTGCGTGGGAGCCTTCCCCTGGGGCCCGACGACCATGCAGACGGTCACGAGCTGGCAACAGCTTTTCGATCTGTACTGCCCGAGCTACTTCGACGCCGCGGACACCTACCCGGCGCTGAAGGCGTTCCTCTCGAAGAAGTTCCCGGGCGGGCTCAAGATGACTCGCGGCGTGGCGTCCGACGCCGTCGCGGGAACCAAAGATTACGACGACGCGGCGGCCACCGAGTCAGTCACCGTCGTCGCCAACTACCTGGGGCTCCTGGGGAACTCGATCCTCGTCGAGTGGGTGGCGAACGCCGACACCGCGGCCAACCGCGACGCGATCGTGAGCATCGGCACCGCCTACTCGGAGCGGTACGAGAACGTCGTAACCGCGGCGCTCGTCGTCACCGACCCGGGCGATCCGTTCGTGACCTTCTCCAAGCACGCGAGCTGTGTCGCCGTCCCCGACGCGGCGGCGGCCGTCGCCCTGGCGCTCGGCTCCGACGGCACGCTGGCCGGCGCCGACCTCGTCGGCTCGGCGGTCTCCAACGTGGGGATCCGCAAGTTCTACGACGAGAACATCGCGATCAACGCGCTTTTCGTGGCCGACCTCGGCGACGAAGACACGCTGATCGACGCCGTCAATGCGGGCCTGTTCGCCTTCGTCGGCGAGGACAAGGGCATCGCGGTCCTGATGACGAAGTACGATCAGACGGTCGCCGAGGCGATCATCGACGTCGGCTCGTACAACGACGATCGCTGCGTCTACCCCTTCCCGCTGGCGAAGACGACCAACTTCTACGACACCAACCTCGCCGAGATCGAGGTCCAGGGCGGCCCCTGGGTTGCCTCGGCGATCGTGAGCAACGACCCCTGGCAGGCCCCCGGCGGCGCGGCCAGCGTCGAGAGCCTCAAGGGGATCACCGCCCTCGAGGAGATCTCGATCACCCGCACGGACTACGAGAGCCTGAACACCGCGGGGATCGCTCCCTTCTTCATGTCCACGGCCCTGGGCGGCGCCATCGTCCGCCGCGCCGTGACCACGGCGACCGACGGGACGCGGATCTTCCGCCGCCGGATGACGGACTACCTGACCGAGTCGATCGCGGCCTACCTCGAGCGGTTCGTCGAGTACCCGATCGACCTGGACCTGGACGCCCAGACCCTCGGCAACTACACGAAGGCCGAGGTCGACGCCGTGACGACCTTCCTCGCGAACGAGGAGGCCGCCCAGCACATCAAGGATTACGGGATCGACCCCTTCTCGGCGAATACCGAGTCCGGCATCGACGCCGGTCGGTGGATCCTGGCGATCCAGGCCGAACTCTACTCGATGCAGGAGGAGATCGTCCTGCAGGCCGAGATCGGTGAAACCGTCGAGGTCCGGGAGGCCTAGCCTTCCAGCGCCCCCCCTTCCCCCTTCCCAGTAGCTAGCCCGGGCGATGCCCGGTGGGAGATCGTTCCATGGCCACCGGAATTACCGGTAAAGACGTACAGGTTGCGCTGTCTCTCGACGCCGCGCCGCAGCAGATCTTCGACGACGTCGTGTCGTTCGAGCGTTCCCCGATCCTCGAGGAGGCATCCTCGCGCAAGCTGGGGAAGGACTTTGTCGACGTCGACGTCGAGCACGCCGGCTGGCAGGGGACGACCGAGATCCAGGTCTCGTCGTCCGTCGCCGACGAGCTGATCGACGCCATCACGTCGGCGATGCGCGCGCGGCTTCCCTACGTGCTGAGCTTCGGCGAGCAGATCCACTACCGCGACCTGTCGTCGAAGTCGTACACGTACCCCATGTGCAAGATCACCGGCGCCCCGAAGCGGGTCCGGGCCGGCGCCGAGAAAGCGACGGTCTCCTTCACCTGGAAGAGCGGCGCCGACAGGATCCCGGGCTAGCCGATGGCGCAGGCCGATCCGACGCTTCCGGC